CGCATCTACGAGGTTTTGGCTCCGAACGGCGAACCGGTATGGCGCTGGTCCGGCTCGCAGCATGTCACACGCCGAATCCACACAAAAGAAATTGGAGGAATCAATGGCTGAAGATGAAGTTCCGAACCTCCGGGATGTCTGGGAACAGCTCCAGCAGGCGCGGATGGACATCGCCGAACTGCGGGGAATGCTGACCATGCATTTCCGGGACGGCGAACACCACCATCCTCCCTGCAAGGCGGCCGCTGACGTCCAGAAGACCATGCTCTCCGCCGTGGGAGCCGCTCTGCTGGCGCTGATGGCGGCGGTTGGAAGCATCATCGCGGAATTTCTGCGGAGGTGATTATGTCCGCCGTCCTCGACATCGCCGAAGCGGTGGCGGGAACTCTCGAAGACCTTCACGCGGAAGTCCTCTTCTTTCCGGAATTCGAACTCCGGGAGCTGGAGGAAATGAAGGTCATCGTGGTCCCGCTGTCGGAAGAATACAAACCCCTCAGTCGCACACAACATGAGGAAATCCTGAAGGTTCAGATCGGATTTCTGAAGCGCGGCTGTGAAGATGAACTGCCCGAACTTCTGAGGACCGTCGAAGGTCTCGGATTGGGCTTCCTGAACAAAAAACTGGCCGGAGCCACGTGTGTTGGCGTGGCGTTCAACCCCATCTATTCGCCGGAACACCTCCGGGAACGCGGCCAGTTCACCTCGGTAATCGAGCTCGCTTTCAAGCAGTTTCGATGAAATGCCGAATTGAATTCGACGACCGCCGAATTCTCATTGCCGTCAAAAGCGGCAACAATGTCGCCCTCCGCCGTGCCGGTGCATATATCCGGAAAGCGGCAAGGAACCGAGTCTCCACTTCGGATAAAGCATCCGCACCCGGCTCACCGCCGAACACCAGACAGGGGCTGCTCAAACAGTCGCTGCTTTTCGGCGTGGACAGCCGACGGGAATCTGTGGTGATCGGTCCGGCCGAATCCATGATCGGGACGGCAATGGTGGCACACGAATTCGGCGGCACATATCGCAAACGCCGCTATCCAAAGCGTCCGCTGATGGGGCCGACACTGGAGAAAACGGCAACCAAACTTCCCTCGCTATGGGAAAAATCTGTCAAATAACAAGGAGAAAACCACATGGCTATTGTTCTGGGTCTCAACGCAAAACTGCTTCGAGGCAATGCCGGGTCCACCGCAAGCACCGAAGTCAAAAACGTCAAAGATCTGACGCTGAATCTCGAATCCGGCGAAGCGGACGTCACCACCCGTGCCACGGGCGGTTGGCGTGCATCGGCCGCAACCCTGAAGGAGGCATCTCTGGAATTCGGCATCCTCTACGATACCGAGGACTCGGACTTCCAGGCTTTCCAGCAGGCCTATTTCAGCAACACTCCGCTCTCTCTGTTCATCACGGACGGAGCAAACGGGGGGCTCGACGCCGACTGGTCGATCACGGCATTCACCGTGGAACAGCCCCTGGAAGAAGCCGTCAGCGTGTCCATCACCGCGAAGCCGACCGCATCCAGCCGCGCTCCGGAGTGGAAAACCGGCGCGTAATTGAGGAGACATGATCGATGAAAAGTTTCACCGACAACACGGGGCGGACGTGGACTCTCGCGGTAACCGTGGGTACGATCAAGCGTGTTCGTGCCCTCTGTGACGTGGATCTGGCGAACATCATCACCATCGACTCCGGCACGACCCCGAAGGTCGATCTGCTGGAACGGCTCGGCAGCGATCCGGTTCTGCTCGTGGATGTGCTTTACGCCGCCATCAAACCCGAAGCGGATACCAAAGGCGTGACCGACGAGGAGTTCGGCCGGGCAATGTCCGGGGACGCCATTGAAATGGCAACCACTGCTCTTCTGGACGAAGTGATCGATTTTTTCCCGGAGACGAAGCGTCGGGTGTTCAGAAAGATTCTGGACGCGACGAGGCGCTTCGAGACCAAAGGAAAGGCGGCGCTTCAGGCACTGCTGGACGATCCGGCCCTCGACGGCAAAATCGACACCGCCCTCGAACAGTTGATGACCTCGTCCTCGAACTCGCCGGAATCGCAGGCGTAAATCCGGACCCCTTCACGCTCCGCGAGCTCGTTAAACTCGCGGATGCGCGGGGGCGGTTTGAATGGGAGCAGACTTCAGCGCAGATGGCACTCATCGTGAATCTGCTCCGCGATCCGAAGAAATCCCAGCCGGTCAAGGCAGAGGATTTCAACCCCTACCGTGTGCGTTCCAAGGACAATTTCATCCCGAACGTCCCGGTATCCGTCCTGAAAGACATCTTCATCAAAAAATAAGGAGGCTTCTCCATGTCTCTATCCGGCACTATCCGCGCCGGAGCAGCTTATGTCGAGGTAACCGCCCAGACGAGCAAGCTCCAGCGGGGGCTTGCCAATGCGCAGGCTCAACTTCAGCAATTTGGGCGGTCCTGCACTGCAATTGGTAAGGATATGCTGATGCTCTCCGGGGCATTTGCGGTCCCGATGGCGATGGCAGTAAAGGGTTTCGCCGAATTCGACGACCAGATGAGATTGGTCCGGGCGGTCACCAAGGCGACCAAACAGGAGTTCGAGTCCCTGACGCAAGTCGCGGCCAAACTCGGCCGGGAGACCTCCTTTACCGCGAAACAGGTCGCGGACGGCATGGTCAGTCTCGGACGGATGGGCTTCTCGCCTAAAGAGATCGAACAGGCAATCCAGCCGACGCTGGACCTGGCACGGGCGACCGGTACCGATCTGGGAGAAGCGGCGAACATTGCCGCCAACTCCATGCGGATCTTCGGGATCGAAGCCAGCAAGATGTCCGATGTCGCCGACATCCTGACCGCAACAGCCAACGGGAGCGCACAGACTCTCACTGATCTGTTCGAAGCCCTCAAAATGGCGGGCCCGCAGGCGAAGGCTGCGGGAGAGAACATCACCGACACATCGGCTGCCATCGGTGTGCTTGCGAACCTCGGTATCAAGGGCTCTCTGGCGGGAACCGCCCTCCGGAAGTCCTTCAGCCAGTTCGCCAAAACCAAGGTTCAGGACAAGCTCAAAGCGGTCGGGATCTCAACCGTGGATGCCAACGGGAACCTCCGCAAAATGGCAGAGATCATCGCGGACATCGGCCGCGTCATGGCGACGATGCCCACTGCTGAAAAGCTCGCCTTTGCCGAAGACATCTTCGATATCCGTGGGTCTCTGGCCGGTCTCTCCCTTGGCGGCAGCGTCAAGGATCTGGACGCCTTCATTGAAAAGCTCTACGATGTCAAGGGCACGGCACGGACCACAGCGCAGGAGATGGACGACGGTCTGGGCGGCTCGTTCCGAAAGCTGTTGTCGGCGGTCGAAGGGGCAATGAACGCCATCGGCAAGGCACTGGAAGGCACGCTGAAGCCGCTGGTCGACAAGGTGACGGCCGCCACACTCGCCGTCATCAAGTGGATCGAAGCGAACTCCGGGCTGGTTACCGCCTTTGCCGCGACTGTCGCGGGTGCGGCGGCTCTGGGGGCAGCACTGCTTGTCATCGGCATCGCGGCCAAGGGCATGGCGGCCGGGTTCGCCGTGGTCCAGACAACGCTGAAAGCATTCACGTTCTTGCAGGGCGTGTGCATCGCCCAAGGAACGGCGCTCAGGACCAGTATCTCGCTGATCGGCGCTGCATTCGTGAATTTCCGGAACGTAGCGATCCCGGCGATGGTCGGAACGGAGCAGCTGTGCGCGGCCTTCGGGCTTGCGTCCACAGCGGCCAACAGAACGGCCGCGAGCATTGTTCTGATGAGCAACGCGGAAGCCGCCGCGACCGCGAAGTCGATCCTCGCCGCGAAATGGACGGCAATGTGCGAGGCCCTGAAAGCCTTCCGGGCATCCGCAATCGCAGCCACTATCGCCACGAAAGCACAGGCTGCTGCGGAAGCGGCGATGGCGGCAAAAAGCGCCATTGTCGCAGGCTGGGTGGCAATGACCAATGCCCTCAAAGGGATGACTCTTGCAACGGCGGCGGCCACGGTTTCCACCTACGCCCACACTGCGGCGGAAGCAATCTGCACGGCCGGGAC